GTGGAGGTGTTTCCGTTAATGCCTAAATAAGTAAAGCCACTAGAACTGTTTCTGTAACCGTTTGAATAAAGCGAAACAGCATAATTACCGTTTGACCCTAAATATCCAAGACCCGTGAAAAGCCCAACATTATTGCCACTCCCCCAATATGTAGAGGGTGGAACAACGCCGAGACCAGTATTGCCAGAACTGTCAATGGTCATGCGGTCACCGCCACCAGTCTTAAAATTAATCTGGTCATCGGTATCGGCAGTGATGCTGGTATCGCCATCAGCGTCTAGGATTAACTCGTTGCCGTTTACATCTAGTGTGCCGTTGACTGCGACATTACCACTAAACGTGCCGCCCGTGCTGGCAGCAACAGTGTCAGACACAGTAAAGGATTTGAACGCAATGACATTCAACTCGTCACCCGCAGTAGCACCTACAGTCAACACAATGCTAGTGCCGGAGGTAGCCGTATAGTCAGTGCCGTTCTCCAGCACGATACCATTCAAGGTAACAATCAGGTTAGCCGCCGTGTAAGACAGTGTGGCTGAGTTATCGTCTGTGCCAGAGAAAGTAGTCTGCCCGGCTGTTGCCGTGTAGTTGTATTCCAAGATAGATGCTGTGCCAGCAGATGAGGCAGCAATCCAGTTAGCACCATCATATACGCGCATCTCATTTGCAGAAGTATTGAAGTATAATGCGCCTTCCACCAAAGCGTCACCGTCATTATCGACTGTTGGATCGGCTGTAAAGCTTCCTAAATAAGTATCATCGAAATTATCGAAGGCAGCAGCCGCAGCAGCAGCACTGTTAGCAGCCGCCGTAGCAGAGCCAGAGGCAGCAGTAGCCGAAGTAGCAGCGTTTGTTGCACTGGTAGCTGCCGCAGTTGCAGATGAGGAAGCATTACTTTCAGACGCAGCCGCCGCAGTTACGCTGTTAGATGCGTTGCTTGCACTGGTAGCAGCGTTGTTAGCCAGTGTGCTTGCAGACGATGCGCTGGAAGCTGCATTGGTCTCGCTGGTTGCCGCAGCAGTAGCACTATTAGCCGATGCAGTAGCACTCGTAGCAGACGCAGAGGCACTCGTGGAGGCCGCACTGGCTGAGTTTGAGGCATTGGTAGCCGAGGTTGCAGCGTTAGTCTCAGAGGTAGCTGCATTGGTTTCTGAGGTGGCAGCAGCAGTGGCAGACGCAGCAGCTTCGCTGGCTTTAGTTGTGGCAGTCGTGGCGTTGGTGGCTGCGTTTTGAATGGCAGTCAGGTTGTCTGTAACGTTCTGCATATTGGTCGTTTGACCAGCAACAGTCGTTACGTTTGCATTGTTGGTTGCCACAGTTGTTACATCGCTAGAAATACCAGCAACAGTGGTTACATTGGCGGAGATGCCAGCAACAGTAGAAATATCAGCCTTAATCTGAGCCACAGTGTTTGTGTCGGCAATGGTCGGGCCGACCTCAACAGCACCAGTGGTTGCATTAAACGCAAGAACCGTTCCCTTCCTAGTGTCCTTATTGGCAAGGAAGAGGGTGGCGGATGTATCAGAGTCAGAAAGACGAAGGCCGCGATCAGCCAAGTCTTTCATGTCTGCAATCATGGCAACGACTTTATCCAGTTCGGTGTTTAGTGACGCGACTTGGAATGGGCCGGAGGTGGGGAAGTCAGTTACACGTTCAAGGGTAACATCACGAGTAATAACGACAACATCATTAAGAGTAGCACCAGTTACCAGTGTAATGCTGCCAGTCGAGCCGCTACCGCCAGTTACACTGTAATGCGTTGTCAGCGTTTGAAGAGTGTCATTGACATACACATTCAAGTCTGAGGCATCAAAGAACTCAAATGGGACTGTAAATGCAGTCTGCCCTGCCGTAGCGGTATAGGAGATACGAGGGCTGTTATCGCTAATTAAAATTGTCATGGGGGAATCCTATCATAAAGAATTTATTTAGTCCAAAAATCTCTCATATCCTCATTGAGGCCAACAAGCTTTAACAAAGGCAAAGAAGGGGTGTTGTAGTAAAATTTAGATCTACCATCTTTTGTGTAGCCATCTAGCATATCATTGGTTGCCATATACCACTCTCTCACCATCCCCGGCCCAGCACCCGCCGCGTCCCACAAAGAATCGCCTTCCTTTACGCGATAGCGACCCTTTAAAAAGTCATAGCTTTCATCATTTAAGCCATGCTCAATAGCTGCATGATTAGCAAGGTAAAATAAATCACCGTAAGCACCAAACAAACCTGAGTGGTCTGCAATCCTAGCCGCGAGTTCACCAGCAGTTTTGCTTTCAAACCACCAATCTGGCTTCTTCAGACTCAAAGAAATATAAGATAAACCAAGCAGTGCTACTGCACCCTGCAATCTGTGCTGCCTTGCGGGATCAAACATTTGCCCTGTAATCCTGTTGGTAGCAGCCAAAGTAAAGTTCATAAATTGAAACGGCATACCCAACACACCAGTTTCAATCTTTGCCATCTTTACATTTTGCGTAGATACACGAGGGTCAAAGTCTAGCTTGCCCATCGTCAAAGACTTCATCCACGGATACCACCTAACATAGGTAGCCCCATCAACTATAAGCGGTTTATCAAAGGATGTAGCGTGCATAATTGTATTTGCAACACCGCTATTCATAGCCGTGTCCCATCGCAACGCAAGATTTCTTTGCGCCTCAGTATCTGTCAGCCATTTGGAACGATTTGCATAATAAAACTTTCCGCTTGGATCAGCTTCCCAAACATCTCCCATACTTGCAATGGCGCGCGCATCGTCCTCATTGATACCATATCTTGCAAGATATTCTATGTCAGAGGCTTTTGCTTTATTTTTGGAAACGTCAATAGACATGCGAATAAGTTCAGATTGTCTAAATACGCCATCCACAATCTTTGAGTATCGTGTGACCATGCCTAAGTTATTGCCAAGAAGGGGGATGTTGTAAAAAGCATTTGTGATTGGGTTAAACACCCTCTCAACAGCATTAGGTTGGATTCCACGGATAGAGTCACCAATATAACGATCTTGCACCATGCCACGAGCAAGGCCAGTTTGATCGACAACAGTATCAATGTCTCCGGCGGCTTTTACAAACAGTGGTCGAAAATCTTTATCAATCAAAGGCGCAATAGTTTTGCCCAAGCCTCTTTCAAAAACAAGCATAGCTGTATCAACAACAGCAGATAAACCAGCACTATGAAGATAAGTAATACCAGCAGTTTCCTTGATTGCACGAGCAGCTTGGTTTGTAAGACTGTCGGGGTTTTCTATCAAACGCCCCATAACGCGCTGATAGTCACCCATAAACGCAGCCTTTACCTTGGCAATCTTTGTTTCTTTTATGCCCTTTGCCTTCATGTCAGACTCAATCTGCAACATTATGTCATTGATTGTTTTGTCGCCAAAGTTGCGAGTCCATTCAATCTTACGTCCCATACGTTCAGCATAAGTATAAAGAACAGATTCGTTTTTAATAATAAAAGGGGCAACCTCATCAATAGGAATGTCAATAGCACGATGACGTAAGTGTTTGCCGCCAGCAGGAGAAACAGCAGAGTCCAGAATGTCATCTGGGTTTTCTTCCAAGATGTTGCGAACAATTTGTTCGGCTGTTTCTCGCGGGCTGTAATCGGTAGGCTTTCTTATCCACTCGCCCGGAGCATCATTTTTTCCTTCTCTCCAGAAGTGAGTTTCTTTTGTAAGATACCGCTCAAAAGCAGCAGTCAAGCCTTCGCGCGCATCCTCGCTAGATGTTAAAAGCTTTTTGTCATAGTAAACTGGAAAAATATAATCGCTTCGAGATCCCGCGTAGTTTTGATACCCTTGGTAATACGCAACCTGCTCTTCTAAGTCTTGAACCTTTGCACGCAAACTAGCAGTTTCTTCTGGCGTAAGCTTAATGGTTTCAAAATCCACCTCTTGTTGGCGAACATTTAACTCGTCCAACTCGGCGCGTATCTTTGTAAGATGTGCATTTACATTTTTAACATTCCGCAACAAACCTACATCCTGACTGCTCTGAAGAAAGCTGTCGTAATGTTGCCGCAAAAACTCAAAGGTTTTTTTCTGGGCTGGGCTTGCATCTTGCATGATTTTAGCTCGCTTGGCAGGATTGCTTGCGCGAACATACATATCAGCAGTATCTTCAAACCACTTATCAAATTCGGTTTGCCTACCAATCATCTTTCGCTTTTGCCCAGAAGATAAGTCCACACCACTAAGCTGTGTTGTAGCTTCCTTGCCCATAACCTCTTTGTTGTATTCACGGCGAATACGCAACAACTCATTGTTTGCGCGAACTGTGTATACAGGTATGCGCTGTCTGATTGACTGTGTGCCACGACCAGCAATGTTTTGCTCCATAGCCATAGCACCATTGCCTTCCATTAACTGATAGTCACGCTTTAACCAGTTGGGAACGTCCTTATCTAGCAAGATTGTTTTGGCTGGGGTAGGGATAAGCTTGAACCAAATGCTATCCGTAAACATAGTTTTCTTTATATTGTAGCCTTCGTATGTCCGGCTCAATGCTTCTCTATTGATACGGTTTTGAAAGTCTGCTGATGACTCAGCAGCTTGGCGCGGGTCTGACTTTCTTAGGCTTTCCCTATTGATTAAAAAGTGTTTGTATTCTGTAGGGGTGTTAAAAGCGTTTTCTGGAATTAAGTCAACGCCCTCTGGCAAATCAGCTTGATCAGCCATCCACGGCTTTTCTTCAAACGTTTGCTCAATCTTTTTGGGATTAACTCTAATAGACTTGCCATCCGAAACTACAGATTCATCCATCTTTTCAGATACAACAATTTTAGTTCCATCTATTTCATCTGCCATCTCGCCACGAGCAAG